TACGAGATTACAAGGTGACTGGAGTTCAGACGTGTGCTCTTCCGATCTTGGCACACATAATAGTGGTGCAGTTCACCATGTTTCCCAGTGCCAGCCACGCCCACCATTGGTGAGCCGCAGGGGCCGCAGAACAACTTCCCGGTGAGCATATACTCGCCGTTCTCCCTGTGCCGCCCTTGAGGGTTCTTCTTTGTTTTCAATTTCTGCCCCACCTCCAAAAACAGAGCCTTGTCGATGATGGCGGGGACACCGCCATCAATACGGACATCGGAATAGCAATACACACCAATATATGCCTCATTGACGAGCATCCGATGGAAAGACCCCTTGTTCCACAAGCCGCCCTTTTTCGTCTTGATGCCCCGGCCATTCAGGTCGTTACACAGATCCGCAAAGGCAGCGCCCTCGGCCACCTTTCGGAAGATCTCACGGACGATCTCCGCTTCATCATCCTTGACAGCATAGCGGCCATCCTCCCCCTTGCAGTAGCCGAATGGCATCTGACTGCCGTTCACTTTGCAGTCCATCGCATTGCTGAGCATCCCTCGCCGGATATTCTGGGCAAGGTTGGCGGAGTAATACTCTGCGGATCCTTCCAACACGGACTCCAACAGGATGCCCTCCGGCCCGTCCGGGATGCTTTCTTTTGCGGAGAGGACCCGAACCCCATGCTTTTTCAGACGGTATTTATATGTGGCACTGTCATAGCGGTTCCGGGCGAAGCGGTCTGTTTTCCATACCACAACATATGCCCAGCGACCATGAGCGGCATCTTTCAACATCTGTTGGAATTGTGGGCGCTTATCGGATGTGCCGGACAGGTGCCGATCTGCATACACATGGACGATGCGTAGGTTATTCAGACGGCAATAGACCTCGATGTCAGCCACCTGATCTTCAATGGAGGTATCCTTCTGCGAGTGCGATGAATACCGGGCATAGACCACGCAGTCTTGCATATCTGATTCAAAATCGGCGTATTTTGATTGCATTGCACTTCACCACCTATCCGCCATTTCGTTTGTGAAATGGTTTTTTATTTTTCAAGATTGTCTATGGCGTAGTCCGCCTCTTCATCTGTGAATCCATCTCCATATTCGGAAACCAACTGATCCCGAATGGCTGCTGGTGACATATCCATCTCCATGTATGATTTTGCCTTTGCAAGGGCGTTTTCTTTCCAATCAGCTTCTACATTCTCGATTGCGTATTTAGCCTCTTCCTCAGTGAACATTTCTCCGTACTCTGATATCAGCTGTTCATAGATTTCTTTCTTTGACATATTCATCGTTTCAGAATAGCTTTGGGCTTTTGCTAGTGCGTTTGCATTCCAATCAGCCTCAATGTTGTCAATGGCATATTGGGCTGCTTCTTGGGTGAACTTATCGCCATATTCCGAAACGAGTTGGTTATAGATACCCTGCTTTGACATAGCCATTAATTCAGAGTAACTCTTAGCACGCTCAAGGGCAGATCTGTATTCATATGGAACATCGGGATCGTTCGCCTTGTTCGATTCAGCAACAGATTCTCGTGTAGTTTCCACTTGAGCGCTGACAGGAGGATTCTCGTTCTGTACAGGATCGCTACCTTCGTTGGATGAGCAGGAAGCAACGAGGACAATGACGACGATTACTGCGATGATAGTACCAAGCGAACCCTTCTTTTTGTTTTTGGCTCCACAATGGGGGCAGGTTTTTGCGCTCTTAGCGATTTCGGCTCCACAAGCCTTGCATTTTATCAATTTAGCCATAAAATACTCCTTTACATATAGAAAGACCCGCCATCCTGTGGCGGGTCTTTTTTGGTTTCAACGGGTGACCCTCCACCATTATTCAATATGTTTTTTTACCCGATGGCGCTGCGCCCATCGGAAGCTGATGATTTTCCCGCCGCTTCTTCCTGAAGTTCCAGTTCATGTCGATAGCTGGCTACTTCGGAATCGATATCCAGCCTTGGATTTGCTGGAACATTGGTCTGCACATCATCAGCATTCACGGCAGCAGCCACCTCCATGATGTAGTCCAGAATGCCCTGCCGGACTTCAGGTTTAAGGTGGAGCAGCTTCTCAATAAGGATGTACTCACCGTGGGTGAGTTTCTGCTCCTGGGCCAGAGCATCCAGGGCAGAGGTCGCAGCTGGGGCGAACATTTCACCAACGCCATCTCGCAACCATTGCTCATTGACACCAAACTCACGGCAAATGAGGGAAATGACAGGGGCGGAAGGATTGCGCCGCCCACTCTCATACCCAGTTACTGTATTCTGAACGGAACCGATGCGATCCGCAAATTCAGTCTGTGTGAGGTCAAGAGCCTTCCTTATTTGCTTTATCCGATATCCTATATTCACGGTTTCACCTCCTATGATGAAATAATAACACATAAAGACGGCAATGTCAACAAAAAACGGCGTTGTCAATAAAATTAGTATTGACAACACGGCATTGACAATATATAATAACGGCACAGGCAACAAATTAAACTTCACGAAAGCACGAAAGGAGATGGAAACCATGCCTGAAAAGAAGAACTACACCCCCGACCAGATGGAGGATGCAAAGAAGCTGGCGAAAGCCCTTGTAAGCGTTCCAGATGAGAAGCGCCCCTTCTTTGCCCTCATGGTTGAGTCCATGCTGATCGGAGCGGAACTCGCAGAAAAGCAGTTGGCAGCAGCAATCCCCAAGGCCTGACGGCCTGACCCAGAAGCAAAGGGAGGCTCGAGCAATGAAGCCCATGACAACGGTGCCGGTTGACTCCGGCACCCCAGTACAAATCAACACCGGCGACATCCCTGCCTTTGTCGCTGTGAACCTGGCACAAGCAGCCTTTGAAGCGATCCACCGGGCGTGGGAGAACCCTGCAATCCAAGAGGACTACCAGCGGTGGAAGGCGCAGAAAATGAAAGAAAGGAGAGAAGCGATTGGATAAGGAGATATTGGATGCCATCACCGCCCTGACGGATACCGTCAACGAAAATTTTCAAGCTATGCGTGGCACCCTTACAGACATCGAAAGTCGCCTCGGAAAGCAGGAGGCAAAATCCAGAAAAATGGAGAAGCGACAGCGCATCCAGGAAAAGGATATCGAGGAACTTAAAAAGATTGTCCTTGACCTTGCGAAAAACAAGCCAATCAAACAGCACCATAATGGTGTTGCTATTTCCAAAGAAGATGCCTACCAGCGTTTTGCAGGTAAGGGAATCGGTAAGGTGACAGCCACCAAGGCGCTGCGAGATGCCGGAATACTGGTTCCAGATGCGGAAGGTAAATGCACATTCACGATCTGGAACAACGGTGGATGCCTTCGGGTATTGCTTATTTCACAGGAGGAATGGTGATGAAGCAACCTCGTAAACTAACCAGAGATCCGAAAATCCTGCTTTCCAGCCAAGGCATAGACCCAAGCCTCTACGCCCTTTATAAGGAACTGCCTAATAGCCTGATCCTGGTTGAAAAGGCCACCGGGAAATTTCTGGTGGTAGAAAAATAAAGATTACTTAGGAGGAAACGCAATGATTAAAAACGACCCCTTGTTCGATGAATCTCTTCAGGCCGTATTGAGCCATGATGGCAAAGACCGCTGTCACGAGGCGGATGACCTTGTCAGAGAGAGAAGAAAGGCCAACCAAGCCACTGCAGAAACACAGGAATGTATGGATGCCGAATGGGATCAGCAGAACGAAGATGGCAACCCCATTTTGGGATTCATCGCCGCCTGCATCAAGCCCACAATTCTCTTCGGAGGATTGATCTCCATTTGTATTTACTGGCAGAACGCCGAACTCATGGCCCCCGCCGCAGCAATACCGACTATGATGGTCTGCGCAACGCTGGCGGGGTTCTATATTGGCAAGCAGGTCAGGAAATAACCTCCGGGAGGTCACAAGATGAAAATGGCTTTACAGGGAAACACCCTGAAGATCATCGAGGCCGACAATGTCCAGTTCACCGTCATCAAATCCTGGAACAAGATGAAGTGGAACAAGAAACTGCAGCAGCTGGAGGGAATCGCAGACATGGAACTGCTGGACAAGCTGGCCTCCATCGTCCGGCTCCCGGCATCCATCGAGCAGTACCGGGCGAACCTTCACATGGTACAGGATGCGGTGGATCGGGAGCGGGTCAACCCCGACCCAAAACCCGCATACGCCTACCCCGTAAAGATGCCCCTCTACCAGCACCAGGTGCGTGGAGCCAACATGGCGCTTCTCACATTCGGACTGATCTCCCCGGAGGGAGGTGCGGTCAATGAGTGACACCGGCATGAACGCACGGCACATGAACATCGACAATGTCCTCGCCCAGCTTTCCAGTCTGAAAGACGATGCCCCTGACGGCTACATCACAGATGCGCTGGAGGCAGCTATCGCAATCATAAGCGCCCTTCAGGATGAGGGCATCAGTGATGCGGAAGGCGTCAAAGACTTGATCTTCGACTATACCGCATTGGACAAGCAGTATAAGAACCTTTACGGAAAGTACATAAAAGCAGCCACACCGATCCGAAAGGACGGAATCTGGCACTGCCCTGAATGCAACGCCAGAACTTCCTTCAATCATTCCTACTGCCACAAGTGCGGTAAGAAGATCGGAGGCTGGAAAAAATGAAAAATCTAACCCTTGGCTCACTATTCAGTGGATCTGGTGGTTTTGAATTGGCTGGCGCACTTTTCGGAATCGAACCCCTATGGGAGAGCGAGGTCGAACCCCTCCCGATCCGGGTCACGGAGCGCAACTTCCCGAACTGCCTGAAGCTGGGCAACATCATCACCCTCCACGGCTGGTCTATTCCCAAGGTGAACATCATCTCAGGCGGCAGCCCCTGCCAAGGAATGAGCATCGCCGGAAAGCGAGAGGGTCTGGCAGATGACCGAAGCTGCCTATTCAACGAACAAATCCGCATCACAAAGGAGATGAGAGAAGATGACCGAAACACAGGGCGGACAGGAGCCGACATACGCCCCCGATGGATGTGCTGGGAGAATGTCGCAGGTGCCCTCACCTCAAACAGCCGCCAAGACTTCCAAGCAGTCCTCGCGGAGATCATCCGCATCGCAGACCCAGAAGCGCCCCCTGTTCCTATACCTAAAAAAGGATGGCCATACGCAGGGTGCTTCATGGGAGAGCATGGAGAATGGTCAGTGGCCTACCGAACTCTGGATGCTCAATACTGGCCCCGCACCCCGCAACGGCGGCTCCGTATCTACCTTGTCGCAGATTTTGCAGGAGCGAGTGCACCCGAAATACTGTTTGAGCGCAACGGCCTGTCTGGGGATTTTGCGGAGAGCCGACAAGCGTGGGAAGCCGATCATCCCCATCCTGAGATACGCCCTGAAGAAGCAAGCCTCGCTGATGGCGGGGGGGTACTCACACTTCAGAGTAATTGATAACCACCCGCAAGACAGCCGGATCACCATCCGGGAGGACGGCATGGTACCGACCCTCACCGAAAAGATGGGTACCGGGGGCAACAATGTGCCGCTGGTCATGGAGCCGGGATGCAAGGCCGCAGGGTTCCCGCTCGGCTTCAGGGCGGAGAACACAAGGGTCTACGATGAGGTGGCCACAACGATCTGCAACGGAACCCGCCCCGGATTCTGCGCCGGAGTGATCGTAGAAACAGACCCCAGAGCCGCCCCTGCCGTGGCATTCGACTGCCGGAACATCACCCCGAACATTGAGGTGGCTCCCACCATTCAAGCCAAGGAGAACGGTGGCCAGAGCCTGAACTACATCGCCCCAGTCTTTACGCCCATCCCCATCAGCGATAAAGCCACCCGGTACCAGGGCGGCGGGAAAGGCAGACACGAAGATGGTGGCGGCAACGGCCTCGGCATCGGGCAACCCGGTGACCCGGCACCCTGCATCACAGCAGCAGACCGGCACGGCGTAGCCTACGGAATAAGCCGCTCCTTCTTCAATCAGGGAGAGAACGCCAAGTACGATCCTGAGATCACAGAGGAAGTGGCCACCACCATCACCACTGCACACTGCCCACCGGGCGTGGCCATGCCGCTCACCGTCCCGGAAATCAGCGGCACCCTGACAGCCAAGATGGCCAAGGGAACAGGCGGCCCGGCTGGGGACGAAATGCAGAACCTTGTGGCCGAATGGCCGGAGTACATCATCCGCCGCTTCACCCCCATGGAATGCTGCCGCCTTCAGGGTTTCCCGGATTGGTGGGCAGAGCAGCTGGGGGTCGAGGAACCCCCGGACGGAATGGTGGATCGGTGGATGGAGATCTTCAAGACCCACTGGGAGGTGATAACCCAGCACGATGGGGTAAAGGCACCCAAGACCCGGAGCCAGGTCATCAAATGGCTTAAAGACCCTGCCAGCGACTCCGCCCTCTACAAAATGTGGGGCAACGGCATAGCACTGCCCTGCGCCGCCTTTGTAATGGAGGGAATTGCAAACCAATACAGAGAGGAATGATGTAAATGCCCGATGAAATCGAACTGAAACCGTGTCCGTTTTGCGGAGGCAAAGCGAAACTTCATACATGGCGTGATGAAAAACGGCGTGAGAACCCGAGCAAAATCAAATGCACCGTCTGCGGTGCTTCCAGCGGTGTAAAAAAACGCATAAGCAAGGCTGCGGATACCTGGAATAGGAGGGCAACTGATGGCAGTCAATAAAGGCTTCGGCCTCCTTAGATCGGAAGAGCACACGTCT